CGCTTTCAGCTTTTACTGCTCCGCGCCTGCTTTGAAATTCAGGAGCGACTTGTTTTAACTGTGATACTTGTTTTGCCATGTTTTTGTGTTTTTATTTTGAGCTGTGGCCTTTGATCCGATCGCAGGCTATCCAACTGGTAAGGAAATCTTACCAGTTGGATGAGCTCTTTTATTAATATTAGGCGACTGCGGCTGAGATTAAGTAACCGGCAGCGGCTGCAACTACTTTTTGTACGTAGTTATCGTTTCCGATTCTTACGTATGTTCCCTCTCTGTCTTCATCTCTCCATTTTTTCACAATTCTTTGTGAATATGTAAAGGTGTAGCCAAGTGTGACCTGTTTTAGTCTCACTTGAGGAGCGATAAATGCTACGACTGCGTTTTTGCCCCAGACATAACTCATTGAGTCTGTCTGTCCCTCTGCTGCTGTGTTGGCACCAGCTTCTCCAACAAGGATTTTTTCAACCTGGAATATTCTTGCGAGTAATTCTTCGGTTAAAATTCCGAGCTGGCTATATTTCACCCTTTCAATAATTTGAGGGTGTTCAGTCAACTGATCAAACACTTGCTTGCCCATTATGATTGTGTTTGGTTTTCTGAATGTGTTCTGGTGGATTGTTGTCCTGGCTGTTCTGATATCTCCGATTGGGTCGGAGTTTGAATAATCAGACCATTGGCTTGTTCCGGACAATGTGGTGTTCTGTGTTAAGACAGAACCGCTTGACAATATTGCAGCCAAGTTGTTTTCCCTGTCGAGCAATAACTTTTCGGTGACTACTTCTGTTTCGTCTACCAATGGGTTCAATGCTGCATCTGCCTGATCTTGGATTTCGTCTGCCACGAATCCTTTTAAGGCGTGGTCTTCGCAAGCGAACGTTCCGCTTGGTGCTACTCCGAAGTCAATTTCGTTGGCTCCTGATCCTGCTGCACGGGCAGTTTTATCGATACGCATATTTGCCTTATCATATACGTAATATTTCCCTGTTTGTTTGGCGACTTTGACCATTGGGAATATTTGGTCGGCAATGAAAGTGTCGTTTGCGTACTTAATGGACACATTTGACAATGCTGGGTCTACCACTACGTCTTGTTGAACTAACATGTGAGTGTTTTAGTTTTTTTAATATTATTTATGAAGCTAAGTATCCGATGTGAAGCAATACTTCGATAACGTCTCCTGATGCGGCGGCTGCTGACAAGATTGCTGTTCCAAGAATTCTATCCTTGGTGGTGGTTGTCGATACGGCTTGTCCGCTTCCATTGGATGTTACCAAATCTCCAGGATTTATTGTTCCGCCGGCAATTACTTTTGTGGTTCCGATGAACCTTACCAATCCGGCTGCACCTACAGCTGGTTTGTTTTGCAAAACTCCAACGATTTTATCTGTGCTGGCGGCTGCCAAGATAAGAGTTCCGTCGGTGTGCTGTTTCACCATATAAAACTGTTTGGCGATTAAGGTGCTTGCACCTGTGGTGAATGATCGCTCAAAATCTCTAATTGATTGTGACATGTTTTTTTATTTTGATAATTAATTATTATGCTTTTACTTGTCCTTGTAACTCTGCATCGTATCTTCCCTCCAATCCTTTGTTTTCAGACATTACCAACTTCAGAGCTTCGGAGTATTTTAACTCTTTATTCTCTGCCATTTTCGCGGCGATTTTGGTATCGACTTCTGCCTGTGCAGTTCCGTCCACAGCTCCGGTTTTTACGCCAAGCTCTGAAAAGATTTCTGTTTTTGGCAATTCGGCCAAAAGTGCGGAGAATGCAGTTCTTTGTTCTGCATTTAATTTCTCCATAAAAGAGCGTAGGGTATCTTTGCTCTTTGGGAGGAATTTTCCGGCTTTATTTGCGTCGCTGAATGTTAATGCTGATACTGCTGTGTCTAATTTTTGTTTTTGCAATTCTGCAAATGCCTGTGCTCCGTCGTCTGCTTTCTTTTTTAAGAGTGTTAACTCTGCCATGCTAATCTGAACCTTTTCAGATCCCGATACTTTGGCTGTGCCGTCTGGATTTAATCCGGCGGCTACGTTGGCGTCTTCGGTTGCCTTTGCATCTGCATCGGCTTTTGCCTTGGCTTCTTCTGCTGTTTTTGTTTCAGCATCTGCCTTTTCCTTTGCTTCCCTGGCTGTTTTTTCTTCCTCTGTTTCTGCCTTTGGTTCTTCAATAATTGAAGTGTAGGCAGTTTTTTGTTCTTCGGTTAATTCCGAAGCATGTTCTTTAATGAAAGTCTTTTCCTCGTCGGATAGTTCTTCCATTTTTTTTGCCAATATTTCTGCTATTGTCATGGTTTTTTCGTTAAAATTAGTTTTTAATATTTTTTCCGAGAAGACTACTGCTTCAAGCTCTTTAAAATAAGGGGCTTTAGTCAGTGCACCCCCGGTTATAACGTTCCTATAAATCTGATGGTCTTGAGGGTCTTCATAATCTCTGTAAAACTCTGGTGAGAAGAACTTGTATTGTCTATCTTCAAGTGCTTCCTCGCCAAGTTCTGTCCAGGATACTGTACCCCACAATCCATCGTCTCTGGCTTCAACTTTTTGAATCCACCCTACTGCCGGCAGTTCCATCATACCCTCGTGGCCTGCCGTTATCGGAACACCCTTGCGGATGCCGGCATTAAAGTTCTGTACGAATTCTCTAATGTCGGAAGCTGTGATTGTTATTGGACCGTAAGCATCGTGTTGCCACTGTCCGATTGGAATCAAGTGTATGGTGTCCGGTATCTCCGCTACGCCAGATTCACCTGCTTCCTCGTCAAATTGAAACGGGAAGACTCCTATAAACTTATCACTTGCTTTTTCTTTGAATTTAGCCTCGCACGTTTTCATTGCAGTCATTTTATCGCATCCGTCTTTTTTCATCGTGGAGGAAACGCAATCATCCATTTTTTTCTGCATTTCCGGTGTGATTGTTTTCTTTGCCATGTTTTTATTAATTAATTATAACACTGTTTGTTTTTGGCAACAAATGTTGTCAAGTCTTGCTATTTTTTCTTTGCGTCTTTTCTTCGCTGTGCTTCGTCGGCTGCTGGACTGTCCGGTCTTACTATTGGACTTCTCGGTTGTATCAATGAATTCGGTGTTCCGCCCCAATATTTTGCGATTTCTTCCGGTACATCTGTTATGTCCGGCGGATTCTGTTCGTCTTTTAAAATCTCTACCCATATTCCTCTGCAACTGCTGTGGAAGACGTCTGTGTTTGCCCATTTTGAACTGGTATCAACTACTAATCCATCCATACTCAAGCAAAAGTCGCAGGTCTTCTCGTCAAGGATTTCTGATCTCTGCAATCCGTGGATATCGTCCGCATTTCGCTGAAAGACATCGTTACGCCCCATATTAATGCTCTGACCAACTACAAGGCTGGACGTTGCGTCTACGGAGCTTGCAATGTTGCTATCGAGCGTCTCATCGATTGATCCAGTCGCCTGGTAAACGCTTGAGTCCTGATTTAAATGATTTACTGCCAGAGATTTTGCTTTGGCTTCCAAGTCAGATGCTGTCTTCTCGGCGATTGTTCCGGCCATTAAACTGATATTTGCCAATGTCTCGGCGTTGTTTGGCGGATATGCTATACCCATTTCCGAACTGACACTGGTTTTACCGTATTCGTATGCGTCCGTCATTGTAGACTTTAACAGTGCCTTGTAGTCCGATACAAACTTTATCTCCAAATCTGCTATTGCTTTTTGGTCTCCTGATTCAAATGCTGCATGAAGTTTTGCCATGAATGCGTCCTTTGCGTCTGAAAGTAATGCGTTTGCCTGGACAGCAAAACTCGACTCTATTTCGTTTATTTTGTCTTCAATATTTTTCCAACTTACTTTTTGTTCTGCAAACGTCAGTGGTCTCCACGACATAAATCCTTTGCCATCGTCAAACTTGCGCGGTATTTTTTTCCCATGGTCATGTGCTTTTTCCTTTACATTCTTTGATGCCTTATCAGTTTTTTTGTTTTGTGCTGGTGTTTGTTTTGGTTTTTTGGCTCCGGTTGCCGCATTATTAACCTTTGTATCGTCCGTTTCCCCTGGCTTTGTTGATCCTGCTGGGTCAGGTTCTCCGTCGTCTTCAATATTGGCATGGTCTATTTGGTCTTCTGCGCTCGGGTCTCCATTGGTATCTGCGTCAATATCTGCCTGTGTTCTTGGTGGCAATCCCATTGCTGCTCTCAAATATTGTTCGTCGTCATTGGTTGGAGTTATCGCCTGTGCACTTACAAGGCTTGAGTATGCTGTTGCTAATGCCACCATATCTATTTTTGAAATTCCTGAGTAATCTAATTTTGGATAAACCTTGACATTTTGAAAATTCAAGTCTACGAGTTCAGGTATTAAATCTTTGTTTATAACTCCGATTAAAGTGTTGGCGAGTGATTCTTCTGCTTTTAAAAACAGGTCACTGTGGTCTGTGCTTAATGCCCGGCTTCCGCTATTCGAACCTCCTTGACCTAATTCCAAAAATTGCGCCAAAACGCTTTGTAATATTGCTTTATCGTGATGACTTATCGAAGCGTGCGGATCTCTTACCTTGCCTGCTCCCATGTCCATAAATTCCGCCGAGTAGTTTGGAGGCAATAACAAAAATGCCGACTCGCTCGCGCGTAAGTTCTGTGCTGCTTGCTGTGCTTTTTTTTCGTCTGCTTCGGTATATCCGGCTGGCATTGTAATTTTTGGTACGCCAATCCCCTGCCTTTCAAAAGCGACAGCATCTATTTTGTAAAAATTGTTTTTATAATACCAATGCTTATATGCGGCTCTTAACATTGATGTGCCCCACCAGTTGTCTCCCTCGCGCTCATTACAAAAAACAAGCAGTTTGCTTCCTGGTATGATTGCCAGGATTCCGTCCTGTCTTATTTGCTGGATGCCAAATGTCCTGTCTGGTAACTCCCATTGTAATATTGATTTTGGCAAACGTGGTGCCATCTTTGAAATTGTGACCCAGTCCTTTCCCTCGTGCTGCTTGATACCGTAGACTTTTTCAAAAACCATAACTCCGAATGCAACCATGAGCAATGCCTGTCTCACAACATCATCCCAGTTTAAATCCATCCAATCAAACAATGCGTGCTCTATGAAGTTTGCGATATCTTTGTCTTGTTGTTCATCTGTAGCAGGATTTACAAACCATTGCGCGCGTCTAATCGGCAATGTGCATACTAAAACAGCGGCTCTGACTGTGCCGTCTGATTTACGCATTTCGTCGTAGACCCTAATGCCCTGGATTCCCTGTAATTGCGGATTGTATTCCTCAGTAATTATACCGTGGAGCAGTCTTGTTCCTGAGTCTCCAAGTTCTGCTCTTGGGAATGAATCCTGTAATGGTAGTGTTGGCAATGTTCTTTGATTCGCCAATTCCAGGCTGTTGTCAACTGGTAAGATTGACCCTGGGTTAGGCTCGGTTGCTTTTACAATTCTCATGTTTATATCGAATGCGCTGTTTTTCATATTTTAAAATATTAAAATTGTTTTTTTAGCAATCCGGCTGTTATTGGTTTCTCTGCTGGCTTTGCCGGTTCAGCGTCGTATCCTCTATTTTTTTTCTTTTGAGTTTCTTCTACGTTGTTTTGAACTGGGATTGCTCGGGCAAATGTTCCAAGCATAAAATGTTGCAAGGCACACATTGTTGCATCAGGTATGTGATCCATTTTCTTCTCCGGTTTGTCTGTTCCCTCCTGGTATCTGTATCGTTTATATTGCCAATAAGCGTCACGAAACTTCTTTGCTACTTTTATTTTAGCCTGTTCGAAGTGAGCACGCAAATTGCCCAGCATCCCTATCGCTCCGTCAACGCCTGGTGTTCCGAATTTCTCTTTTGAGAATACAACCTCCACAACTGCACATGAGACTCCCTCTTTTGCCAATGCGTTTTGCAGTGCCACGTTCTCAAACTTTCCGGCACTGTCTGCGTAAATAAATCTTATGCCGTGATCTTTTGCTTTTGCCACCAGCCACGCTATAATTGCGTCGCTTGGTGTTTGTTGAAAGTTTTTGTTATCGATTAATGCAACCACTGAATCTCGGCAAGCCATTAACTCCACAACGGAGGTCATGCTTGAAAATCCCCAGTCGATTCCGAGAATGCAAGTTGCACCCTTTTTATAATTATAACTCTTGTCAAGTGTATCGTCAAAGATTGCCCGATCTACGTCCTCCGGCTTCAATACAAGACCGGCTGCCGATGGTCTGCTTCCCATGTACTCTACCTCAAACCAGTCATCTGTCGGTTTTTCTCTCCACGCCTGTATAATGTTTTCAATCGGGACCCATCCCTGCGAATCTCCGGTTCTTCCTTTGGCGTATCCTTTTAATTTTTCAATACCTGATATAATTTTAACGTCTTCTCGATTCCAAATATCCGGAGAGAATTCTTTACACACGTCAAAAATATCCCACTGAATTCTCAAATAACCGCGCTCTTGTGCGCTGTCCCATGTTTCCTGAAATATTCCGTAAATCTTATGAAATGTACTCGCCATTACAATCAACGGATGCTCTGAATCGTTTATCATTGGCAATGCCGAATGCACCAGCTCGTCGTCGGTTTCGCATGTTTCGTCTGACATTAAAATATCGACGTGCTTTCCTCTGACTGACTTCTCTGATGCTGTCACGCACGAGAATTTGTTGCCGGCTGATCCTTTAGTTTCGTCCATGGTCATGTGACCTGAGATGCTGGACTTTACGCTGGCGTCTATATCGCAATAACCCTGAAAATAATGATAGACGATTTCCGCCTGCACAAAAGAACCGCCCATGTTTACCACGCTTCTGTTTTTTAGGTACCAATAATCAAAACCCAGCGTTCCCAACAGTTCGCTCTTACCACCACCGCGCGGCGCCTTTATAATCACCCTGGAATACTTCTCGCTCCAAATCTGGGCGTAGGCTTGACGGATGACGCGCGGAAACAGCACAGGTCTTGGTGTCTGGTACGTCCTGTGCATCGTTATCGGAGTCTTCGCATATAACTGCCTCATCGATATCGTAGCTGGCAGTGCCGTCCGCAAGTCTTCCCGAATTGTGGAGCGATTGCGAGATGTCGAGGATGTTTCTAAGGTATCCATAGCATTCTAACTTTTCTTTTTCCGGCATTCCCTCGATTAAAAAGCGAATGTCGTTTGAGCTTATTTCGACTTTTAGCGTGTGGTCTACTTTTGTTTCTTCAACCCATCCCTCAAAATATTTGAGCCATATCCTTTGGCTGTCGCTGTTGCCTTTTAAGGCTGAACGATAAATTCCAAGGATAACATCTGGCGTTCTGTCAAATGCCCACATCTTCATAATTTTTCTCACTCGGTCTTTAAAGTCGCTTCTTTGTTTCCAAACACTCAACGTTCTCTCCTGCAGGTGATAATGTGCCGCGAAGTCTTTTTGCCATTCCAATCCCAACCTTATTTTCTCAGGTGTCGGGAGAGCACTCCATAAAATAAATTCCTGGTACTGCGTTGGCTTACGGAGTTCGCTTTCCTTGTGCTTACTTGTATCTGATTGTTCCATTGTTTTTTGGCTTTTTCACTTTATTCCCTGGCGTTTTACTTAATTTTAGCATGAAAATTGCCTGCTACAATTTACGTTTGTGTTTCCTGCCCTATTTGTATTATGTTTTTCACGTGTGGACATTGTCCGTATCTTCCCCTTGCGTTGTTGCAATTATAACAAAGGATTTCATATTTATCTTTGTTGATTTTCTTTAAAGCAATTTGGTACATGTATCCGGTTCCATGTTCTCTCCTGTCTTTATTACCATCTCCTCTCTTGTGTTCGAGCGTTAAAAATTGTTCTTCGGTCTCTCCACAACAAGCACACTTTCTTCCGTATGCATCCAGCACCTTTTGTCTCCTTATTGCATTATATCTTCTTCCCAATTCCAATGATTGTTTTTTGTGAGAGATTACCCATTCGTGTTGATATCTTTGGATGCATTTTTTGCAAACCATCCTGCCTTTATAAAATTCTCCCTCGTTGTTACATTTTTTGCACTTCATGATGTGATTGTTTTTATGTTAATTAGTTTCACACCTTAATTGTGCCGCGCCTTGTTTCTCAAAGCAACTGCGTGTCTGTTTTGATTTAAGCAAACAAATCTTTAAATTCCCTTTTATCATATTGCATCTTCGGCATAAAATTCTGTAATTTGCCAGCAGTCCTCTTGCTTTCGGGTTTGTGCTTCTCGGTAAAATGTGGTCTATGGTCAATTCTTCTGTTGCCCCACATTCTACGCACTTCTCCGGAACTCCTTTCAACACTGAGAATGTTTTTATATTTAAATGCTTATAATAATTAGGTGCGATTAGATAGCTACAACTCATAATAATTGGATTTGCGTGTCGTGCATTTGCTTTATTTGGCATGGCTCTCCGCAATGCTCGCACATTAAAAAGTTAAATCTTCCTCTTTCGCTGCCGTCAAAAAATCCTGTTACCTGTTTTACTTTTGCACCGCAGCAATCACTCACGGCATCTTTGTCTATAATTTTTTCCATAGATTTTAGTACTGGCCGGCTAATTCCCCCACACGTCCGCTTACGTCTTGCGCCGTTAATTTTTTGTCAGTCCGTCTGAGTGTACGCAGTGGCGTAGCGCGTGGTGGGCTGACGGGTCGAGGCCGTCGCAAGAACCAGTCCGTCACTTGTGAATATTTGTTTTTAATAAATTACAGATTTCAGTTTTTGTCATTCCGCAATCACTGGCGTTCCTCAAAAAACCGTCTGCCAATAACCATCTGTATTTAAATCTTTTATCGATGCTTGCAAAGTGCTGGCAGAATAATCTGTACTGATACCAGTATGCTTCAAATTCTGCGTCTGCCATGAATTGCTTGTCTATAAAATATCTATTCCACCATGCTTTTGCTCCTCCCTCGTAGCTCAGTTGTTGTGCGGCACATGCTTTTTCATGCTCCATCAGAAAAATATCAATGTTTCCGTTCGCCGGATTGTATAAAATATTCTCGTATGTATAAACGGTCATCTCATCGTTAATTTTAAAATGCTTGTGGATTTCGTCCCAAATCGGCGGTCGCTCCACCTTTACCGTCATCGTTATTTTTTCTAAATCGTACATAGTTTTTAATTTTTATCTTTGTAAATCTCTGTTAAAACTCGAATCTTGGCTTTTTCTACGCAATCCCTACAATATGGATGTTCTTGAATATCGGGATCGCATACCGGCCAAAAGCAAACCGCCTGCTTTCCGCACTTGCAACATTTGCAGTCTTTGGCGTAAATTAATTTAGGTTTTTTAATTTTGGGAGTTTTTTCACACCCTTTATTTCCGCAACCGACGTGTTTACAATTTCTCATGTTATAAGCTGTTGATTAATTCCAATGGATTCGCGCACCCCTCGATGTTGGTTATTTCTCCAATCGCCAATGCCACGTTCTTCTCGGTTGATAATCCGTAACCATCGCACAAATAGCTAAGGATTCCCTCCTCGCGCATAATGTGTGGCGTGTGCGGTTCGAGGCTTATGTTTATTTTTCCAATTTCGCGCCACCAGGCGTCATACACGTTGCTTTCGTGGTCTCCGATGCTGTTTAGCTCGTCTGTTTCAAATTCGGCTACGCCAACGAGCTCATGTCCGCTATAAAAAAGGTATGAGAATTGGTACGGGATTACTTTTTGGCTCTTTGCCAAGTCCAGCATGTTTTTATTTAAATAAACCCACATTTTTCTTTTCTCGCTCGGTCGTTCAGCCTCGGTTTTATGTTTAGATTCTTTGCAATATTCGTTGCAAAAATTATCCTGGTATTGTGTCAGAACACTTTGACAATGCTGGCATAATGATATTTTATTTTGTGTTGTTGGTTTGTTCATATGTTTGTTTGTAAAAAATATTTGCCGGATGCATTTCATCGTTTAATATTTCTCCGTACCGGCTGTCTGTTATCTTAAATGTGCAATCAAAGTTTATGCATTTTTGGAATCTCAATTTTCCTTCCTCATTTGGTCTCAGCATCGATGCGCAAATCGGGCATAATCCATTTATTAAATTCTGCCATTTTATTTTTATGTTGGTCGTTGGATTCTGCCTGCGGTTCTCGGATATGCTTTTAAACCTCTCTGGCTCAATTCTAAAATGGCAATGTGTGCATTTTATTTTGTCCGTTTCTTTCAACAGGTCGTGTCCGCAGTACGGGCATCTAAATTGTCGCAGGTTTTCCCAGTTCATTTCTCCGGTCATTTTATTATTTTAACTTCCACGCGCGCGAGCCCGTCTTTGCTAAATTCAAAGTCAAAGCTTCCGGCTAAGTTCTTATCGTTTTTAAAGAGTGCATCGGCAATAGAACCGAAAATATTTTCTGGATCTCCGTGAACGTTGTTGCTCCAAAAAATCTTTATATCCATGCGAGCTTTTGCGTCTTTGTCGAGCATGATTGGTTTACCTGCCATTAAGTCATGGGCTTCTCCAAAATCTCCGCGCTCAATTACTGAGTTAGGGAACTTTGCGTCAAAGTATGCGGCAACCACCCAACATTTCCATTTGGTGTATTCCTGGGCTTTGGGCATCCAGTGCTGCTTTCCGGTCATCTTTAACTTCGGCAACGGGTTTATTTCCCGTCCTCGGTGCGTTCCGTAAATTGTAAATTCAATAATTTTACTCATGTTTTTAGTCTCCCTCGCCTGGCTTTGCGAATCGTTCCCATGTCCTGGCATGCTGAATAATCAGTATTATCCAAAACCCGATTACAATTCCGGCTAAAAATCCAAATATTAAGTATAAAAATTCCCAATCTGTCATAGCTTTATTGCTTTTTGTCCGCTTTCTTTTTCCCAGCGTTTGATTATTTTTATCCGAAGTGTATTTTTCGATGGCATTCTACGCATAAAGTGATGCCGTTGTCTAAATTATATCTACACTCTTTGTGTTCCGCCAAACCTTTTATGTGATGGGCATTTATTTCGATTCTTGCACCTGCCCGACTTCTCCTTTTACAATCTTGGCATGTATAATTATCCCTCGCAAAAACGGTATCACGCCATCTTTTATATTCCATCGTGGCACGTGCTCGCCGTGTTTCTAAAGATTTTCCACCTTTCCATCTTGGATGGCCAGCACCTTTTAACTTTGCCTTTTTGCAAAAGTTAGAGCAGAATCTTTGTTTTAATCTTCCAGCGATAAAATTACCACCACAGTGTTCACATTTCTTAATCGTTTTCTTTTTTCGATTTCCACCTTTTTGTCCTGGTATCATAATTTTTTAGCTTTGATTCCTGTTGTTTTCTCGTACCTTTTTATTATAGTATCTACATACTTGGGGTCCAACTCCATAGTGTAGCAGATTCTGTTAAGCTGGTCTGAAGCGATTAACGTGCTTCCGCTTCCTCCGAATAAATCCAGCACTATGTCGTCTCTCTTTGAGCTATTGCGGATTGCGATGCTCACGAGTTTCAGTGGTTTCTGTGTCGGGTGGTCGTACTTCATTTCCCTGTGCAGGCGCCAGACCGTGCTTTCGCCGGCCTCGTCTCGCTTCACCATTGCCCTCAGTTCGCTCAAAAGCTGGGCATCGCTGGGTTCTTCTGTCCATTCCGTGTATTGCTTCCTGTCTCCAAAAAACTCGGTCTTACCGTCCTTTTTGTGGCAATAAAGCATCGGCTCGTGCTTCCATCGGTAATCTCCCCATCCCATGCTGGCAACTTTCTTTACCCAGATTATTTGGTTTCGCACTTCGAATTCATTGGCATTCAGTGCGTCCTCAAATTCCCGGTGCGTTCTGCTGGTATAGCAAGTATAAAGTGCCCCATCATGTTTTAATGCCATTTGATAACTTTTAAACCACGCAGTCAGCATTGTTCTGAATTCCGCTTCTCCTATGTTGTCGTTCTTTATGGTGTTGGAGGTGCTCTTGCCACGGCCCGAATAATTGACGTTGTATGGCGGATCCGTAAATACCATGTCCGCCACCCCCCCCCCTAATAACTT